ATAAGTCGGCAACGGAACTATCCTTCTATACTAAGAGTTCTAATCTTAAGTTGCCTGACTTTAACTCTACATTCTATATCTTTAGTGCTAGGTCATATGCACTCGGGCGTGGAGAGGCAATACATAATCTTCTGCTGGATGAGTATGCCTTCTGGCCTGAAGGTACACATGAACAGATATTCGCCTCCGCGCAGCAGAGAGTGCCGTTGAAGAGAGGAACAAAAATCCGCATCGGCTCAACTCCCAATGGGGAGAATAATCCTTTTCATGAGATTTATCAGACAGCATCAGAAGGGAGAGTTGTAGGAACAGGTAAGTCTGCCAGCATCTTTAAGCCTCACTTCTACCCCTGGTTCATTCATCCTGAATATGTCATGTACTCGGACGACCCATTCTGTCTCGAGGGAGATGACCAAGACCCTTTAACTAACCTAGATGCAGCAGAGGTAAAGTTGATGAGGACTCTGGTTGACCAGTACGATACAGACCCTCACCTTGCTATGGCGAAACTACGCTGGCGCAGATATAAGCAAGTTGAGATGAGGTCATTACATAGGTCTGGGCAGACTGTCTTTATCTTCGAGCAGGAATATCCTGAGGATGATGAGACTTGCTTCCTCACAGCTGGAGGTCAGGCCTACACACCTGAAATTGTAACCACAAAGTTGACTCAGTGTTTTCCTGCACCTACTGTCAAGGGCATAGTGAATCCCAAGACTGGAGCCTCGGCTACTCTCGAAATCTGGCATGAGCCAGTGCTAGGATGGAACTATGTCGTCAGTATTGACCCTGGCAAGGGGAAGCAGTCAGAGTCTGTACTTCATGTCTGGCACTTCGAGGATGGGTTCAGTAGGCCAACTGGAGAGGAAGTTCCCCCTATCATGCAGCACTGCGCTACCTTAGCAGGCTGGTATGATGAGGACGAAATGGGAGGATATGCTAAGTCAGTTGGGCATTTTTATAATGAGGCTGTGCTGTGTCCTGAGGACAACCTTGACCTGGTAGCTCACATCAAGGACTACCATAACCTATACTGGCGAGAAGATGTGAGGACTGGGAAGAGCATCAGGGCTATCGGCTGGCAGACTAATACTTCGACTAAGCCTTACATGATTACCGAAGTAAACAGTCACCTGGAGTATCTCGACTGTAAAGACCAACGGTTCTGGTCTCAACTTAGAAACATCCGCCGAGACCCTACCCAGAAGTATGGTCTATCCGTAGTAGGTGCAGAAGACCATCATATGGCAGGTGGTATTGCAATAGTATGCAGGTCAATTCAGTCCCAGGTTGTCGGCTATGCAGGCAATACAGGTGATGCAGGCGGTTGGAATGACAGTTGGGGAAAGTAATGGAGGACTCTAATGATTAAACAAGATGCACAGTCAGTCATGGCTCGATGCAACGAACTCAAGACCTTCTGGTCAGCCAGGGATGCTAAGATGAGAGTCTGGTATAGGCTGATTCAAATGATAGACGAACTTAAAACAGAGAAAATGGAGTCATTTGTTGGGAATGACCCCAGGAGTATGTACAACCTTGTCCTCCATATGCTTGATGTCAGTATACCTCATCGGCTGGAGAATGTGGACTCCGCTGATATGGACCTAGCTGCTGCCTCGGCTGAAGTGACCCATTTCTATGACCTAGCCTGGGCGGACGTTGAGACGCAGTTTAGGCACTCAGGTCCTCGGCAGAGCCTGAAGCGAAGTACAATCGGATTGCTTCTGGCTACTGGCTGGTACTCAGTCTGGTCAGCCGTAGGTGATAGAGGAGACCGTTGCTTCTTTGACCTTTGGAATCCTGCTCAAACTTACCCTATGTGGGATTTAGATATGGGAGTGAGTGAAGTAGCCCATATCTTCACTATCACTGAGCGCAAGGCGAGGCTGTTGCAGAAAACAAACGGCTGGTCAGACCTTGGTGTCTGTCGAGGAGACCAGGTAGTATATGACTACTGGTGGATGGAGATAGACGCCGAGTTTCCTTTCTCCAATCGAGTATGGAACGCCACAGTTGTTGCAGGCAAGCTCGTAAAATTTGAACCTACTCGCTTCACCGAAATGCCGATTTTTATTGCACCTGTTGGTGGGCTACCTGACACTGGCCCTCTGTCAGAAGGGACAGAGCTTTCCTCCTCCTTCAATGCTGGTGGGCAGGTGAAAGGAGATAGATGGAAGGAGGAAATCGGCCAGAGCCTTATCGCTACTAATGAGTTTATTTACCGTTCCTGGAATAAGTGGTGGACGTTCAGTTTGCAGTTACTCAGGGATACTGCTCAGCCTCGAATATTTGAACGCAGTCGGTCAGGTAAGGCAATCGTCAAACCTGAAGATGTCTTCCGCAGAGGAGCAATCTTTCGTGGAGGAGTAGACGATGGTGTGGACTTCCTTGCTCCTCCTCCCATGCCGTTAGAGTTGCGTTCAACTCAACTTGACCTCGAAGCCATGATGCAGCGAGGAGGAGTCAGTTGGGCTATGTACGGAAATGTCACTGGAGAGTTAACTGCCTATGTGATGTCACAGATAGCAGCCTCCGCTAACCAGGTGATGAGGCCTTACCAACAGGCTTTGCAGAACCTCTTTGCCGATATTGATAATGCCTGGCTGAAGGACATCCGCCTGCGTGGAGTTCGACCCTATGGCTGGAAGATTCCTTCCTTCATTCCTGACACTGCTCGAATCTCTGCTAACTTTGAAATTGAGATTCCTGGGGACTTAGTGCAGCGAGCTACTTCTGCTCGTATGCTTGACCCGCAGTTTGCACTTAGCTACTCCTATGTAGTGGACAAACTCTTCCCTGAGATAAAGAATCCATTACAGGAGAGAGCGAGGAGACTTGCTGACCAAGCTGAGTTGTCTCCCCAGAACTCCATCATAGCGCAGATAAGATACTACCGCAAGCAGGCGGCCTTTGTTGGCAAGACTGACGCAGATGCTGCGAGGCTATATGAACTGGCCGCAGATGCAGCCGAGGCTCAGTTAGGCCCTG